AATGGAGCGTATAAAATGAGAATGACCACCGAAATAGAAGAAGCGTTAACCGCTGTCTGGGATGCTATGGATGGATACAGAGAAAATTGCATTTCAGGCGACGAATACGCCAAAAATCGCTTAGGCGAACAATTTAACCTGATAGAAGTTACATTAACGGAACTATGGAAAAAGCAAAATAGCTAGGCGGGGTTATCCTTTACCCTTTGAAGCGGGTTGGCCCACCGTGCCGCAAACGGGCCTTTTAGCCTCCTTAATTGGAGGCTTTTTTATACCCCTAGCATTGGTATTGGTTGCCCCTTAAAACGTTTTAGAATGGCTTACAAGCGCTTTTTCTCGGTGTTTATAAGCCTAGAAAGATACCATTGCGCCTTCTCAAGATCAATTAGCGGGTTTGGGTGTTTTGAGTACGCCCTAAAAATGTACTTCTGAACATTCCCGCGCAAATAACCTGAAAATTCTTCCAAGGTCATACTAGATTCTATGGCATCTATGCATTCAACCTTTCCACGATAGTGGGGCGGTTTATTGACCATATCGCTTACAGGGGCCTTGTTTTCCTGAATAGTAGACACGGGCCTTGGTTCTATCGCTGGATGGCTGGCTTGTAATTTTTCCCATTCACTCATTTTGGTCACCATATTTTGCTTGTAGGTAGTTAAGACTGACTGGCAATTCATCGCAGCCACCATACGCAACTTCGTTGAGCATCCAAATTCCACGCCATGACAAATTTGTTTGGGGTGTTAAGTAGTCTTCATGCCCCTGATAAAAGATGCCAGCGAATAGTCCTAGAATATTGGTTCCATCTGCTCTACGCGCATAAGCTATGTCTCGATCTTGAACATGGCCCATTACGCAACTCATCATCTTTTTGGATAACATATTCCTAGCACTGCTTACGGGCCTACCCATAATCCCAGAAGTGAAGTAATGCGAATACGCCATGCCATCTATCACTGCTACCTCTAGAAAATCGTACACTTCCCAGCCCATTTCCTCTAGCTCCAGGTCATCATAGCCAATTAGTCCGTCAAGCTTGGAGTCACTTTCAATGGCCCTGCCAATGCGCTGCTCGTGATTACCTAAAGTAAACACCATCCGTGGGTTCCACTGCTTTTGCTTGTTTATCCTTAACCGCTGCTGCTCAGTGCGTATAGGCTCTAAAAATACTTTCATAGCAGCAATACCTGCTTCTATGTCATCCGTATATCGCCTACCTTCAAAACTTTTCTTGCCCACGTCCCATGATGACAAGCTGGGCATGTCCCAATGGTCGCCAATGTGTACGATAACATCAGGCTTTTTCTCTGCTGCGTACAAGCCAGCCCATTTTAAGTGGTCAGTTGGGCTATTAGGTTTTACCTGTGTGTCTGGAATAATCAAATGTTTCATTCTTTGCTCCATAAAAAAAGCGCCACTATGGGCGCTCTAAATCGTCTTTCGCCACTGCGGTTAACCCGCATACAACGAATATTATCATATAAATCAACACTTGAAACACCACCCAGACCAATTGAGCGCACAGTATATAGACTCTTCGGATAGGCACAAATGTATTAGATTGATTCATAACATACCATTTATGATATAGGTTCGTTTGCAGCCACAGGTGAACCACGCCTGATCACGGGCCGAGGGAGGCCTGGCTTATAAAACCAATGCAATCGCAAGGATCACCAGCAAATAAACCATTTGGCCATTGCTAATATTGGATTGCGCTTTCAGCCATTGCTTTAGTAGCTGGCGATTAGCAAATTTGTGTGCTTGTTTAATCTTATCTTTCATACATTACCCCTAAAAAGGAATATCTTCAGTGATAGGGACAGCGGTAGAGACAGCGGTAGACTGTGGTGCTGCTCCATCGGTATAAAACACCTTTACATTGCCCAGAATGGGCATTCTCTCGCTTTTTTCACGCTCTTCTTTAGTTTGGGATTGAGTAACAAAGCCATTATTTTCGTATTGATCCTGCTCGGCAGTGTTCACAAAGGTTGTCAAATTGAGATACCTAGCTTGAGTGCCATCTTTTTTGGCCACTACTGGGCAACGATCTAAGTCTAATTGTTTCAAATCTATGGATAATGATACGCCTACTTTCATTTTAAATTCCTCACTTCGGAGATTATTTCAGTTACGGCAAGCAATACTTGCTCTGCCAGCTTGTCAATGAACTCTTCATCACGCTCAACACGCACAATAAAGGGTTTCATCTCTGGGTGATAGGACATAAAGTCCCACCAATCACGCTCCGTGATCCACATGCATCCTTGGACTTGAGCATAATGCTTTGACGGACACACTCCCTTGCGGCTCCATTTTATATGATTGTGGGGTGCGGGGCATTTGAACTCTACCCCACCCTCTCCAACCAAACCATCAGGGCTACAGCCGAACTCACCTGAGTTATCAAGGATAAATCCTAACTCCTCTACCTCAGTATCAGTGATAAGCTCGTACATTGCCCGTGCGTCTGGCTCCAACTCATTACCCCGTGTCATCCATTCAGACACAAATACAGGCTCCGAGTAACCCAATATCCTTTCAGCGATCAAGGTGTTAATGTATCCATCAGCAGAAGCACTTGGCTTGCCAGTAGCGGTAATTAGTTTATGGAACTGACTGGCGCTTGGTCGTCCTAACCTAGCCGCCAGCCATTCCTCAGTGCCTTGTTCACAAGTTAAAATCTGCATTGTTTCCGCACCTGCTCACTTATTATCGCATTAACGTTTTTGACGTACTTTTTAGTGGGCACATATGCAATGACATCTATGTAACACTCAAGGCAAGTACCTTGCAGTTTGTACTCATAATTTGAGTCTTGACTTTCAACCGGATGACCTGCGAGCGCATCATCGCACGATGGGCATATCAGGTCCACGACTTGCCCTCTTTCTTTTTCAGCAGTTCAAGTGCCTGATCAAAATGCACCGCCCTCATCTGGTCAACAGTAGAACACTTGAATACCTTACAGAACTTCTCAACATCAGACTCCGTAATTTCAAGCAATGCCTTTATCTGCGCTGACTGATTCGAGTCGATAGGCGCATCCTGTACTGCACTGGGCAAGTCTTCACCAGCGTAGATGTAGATACCCAGACCGTGCATGGCAATTGCTTTGACTAAACAGCGCATTCTGGCATCAGAAATGTCTCTCGTGCTAGGGTTGGCAATGGATTTGTTTCTGTTATCCATTACTGGCAAAAACATACTGTGGGTCTTACCCTCAACAGTCACGGAAACATGCACTTCACAAGTCTCATTATCCAGAAAGATAGGTGGACAAAAAGCATAAGTTGAATCAGGGTAATGCTCCATCAGTGTTTGCCATGCCCATGCCCACGATAAATATGATAGGTTGCCCTTCTTCTCTACGTTTTTACTACAGTCTATTGCTGATAAGGTCTTCCATACATTACTCATAGCTCTTCTCCAGAATTTTTCGCGTACTCATATTGCATTTGCTCCCACTCTGTACCTTGAGCGCCAGCATTTTCAGCAGACTCGTATGCTTTAGCATAGCCTTCATAGTATTTGTCATCTTCACCATCCATAGCTGGGTGGCCGTGGACACAATCGTACTCGCCACGCTCAAAGTGCGACATTAGATCATTTAAGAAGTTGTGGAAGTAATCCATGTTGTCACATGGGCTACCAGTTCTTTGGGGGGATTCATATTGCTTCATAACTACTTCCTCTTTGTGTGTTTGTGGGGTTCATTTTACACAAGTGAAATTAAATAACAACCACTCTTGTAAATTAAATTACAAGTGCTATCATGCAAACTCACTAATCGGAGTTTCAAATGGACATTAATAAATCAATAAACTACTACATGGCGAAGCACGAGATGATCCAGGCTGACCTGAGTAGGAATTGCAGTTTATCTTCTGGGGCTATCTCTTTGATCAGAAATAATCACCGCGCACCATCATTCCCAACGCTTATTATTCTAGCTGATATGTTTAAAGTGAAGCTTTCAGAGTTCATTGCGGCTGGTGAGTGAGATGGACAAGCCATCGTACTACGCCATCCTGACTGCGGATGTCAGGTATGACAGAAATTTAAAGCCTTTAGCTAGGTTGTTGTTTGCAGAGATTACTGCGCTGTGCAACAAAGAAGGTTACTGCTGGGCCAGCAATCAATACTTTGCTGACTTATATGAAGTAGATAAGACAACTGTAAGCGGGTGGATAGGACAACTAAAGGCGCGAGGATACCTGACAGTACAACTTCAGTACAAAGAGGGTAGTAAGCAAATTCTTAATAGGTATATTAAAATTAATGGTGAGGGTATAGACGAAATAACCAAGACCTCTTTCCAAAAAGATGTAGACCCTATTGACCAAAAGACCAAAGTTAATACTAAAACTAATACTAAAACTAATATTACAGTTAATAATGTGGATGATTTTGATTCATTCTGGAAATTCTACCCAAGGAAGGCAAGCAAGGACGCAGCAAGAAAGGCATGGATAAAGCTACGACCTGATGTACATGTTATGCAGATGATCGCTGATAACGTGAAAGAGAGGGTTGAGAAGGGTGAATGGCGCAAGGACAATCAGTCTTTTATTCTTCATGCTAGTACCTATCTAAACCAAAAGCGTTGGGAAGACGAAGTTGTTGACCAGCAAACCCAAACACAAACTAGAACCAACCCTGATTCTATGAAGTCTATCTCCGTTATGGAGAAGATTACTGATCGATCATGGGCTGAATGAGGAATTATTATGAAACAGCATGAAAGAGTATTACAGTATTTAGAAAACGGTAAGACTATCACTACTCTAGACGCATGGCGTGAACTGGGAATCACCAGGCTGGCTGCCAGAGTGTACGAGATGAAACAGCTAGGGCATCCTATCCAAAAGAATACCATCACGGTGACTAACAGATTCGATGAGAAGTGTAGTATTGCTGAATACTATTTGGAGGAAGCGTAATGGAACTATCAAGCGATTGCATGGGCTACCAAAACTATGGCGGCAACAAGAATCACGACAATAGAAAGCAAGTAAAAGTGCAATACATTGGCACTAAATCTACTGTGTTGGTTACTGGTGAGTATTACACCTACAAAGAATTAGCTAAAGTTTGCAATATGTGCGTGAAGACCATGCAACATAGGGTCTGGGGTGACAGTGTTGGCCTTAACAGATACGCCAATGACAATACTATTCGCCCTTTGTTTACCAAGTCTGATGGGGTTCCGCTGGGAGGAGGTAACGAAGAGCTAAAGAA